ATTCAGGGCGTTTAGTTCGGATGATGACTATAAAACCGGAAGAGCAGCCCTTATCACCGCTGAGATACTCGGCCAAATTCCTTAATAGGATTCTTTTTCCAACAAACAACAACAATGTGGTTGCGTTGCGCAACCCCAACCAAACGCAACGTGGGAGTAATGTGAATCGAGCGGCTGTTGCTACTACGGCCCTCAATGCAGGTGTGGGACTTCTGAATAACCGTGGAGTTCAAAATTTGATCGATCGATCGATTAAGTCGGCTTATGGTTATTTCACCCAACCCAAAACAGATTATGGCGCAAAAAGGATTGACACACCCGCTTTGCAAAAAGCGATGAGGCAACCCATAACCCAAGAGCCATATATGGCTTCAGGGTTGAGCCATGCAGCAGTGAGTAGTATGAGAGAGCCCAAATGGAAGATGAAGAATGGTGTGGTGAGCATAGAACATTCTGAAATGATATCATCGGTGTGGATGAACCCCGTTTTTACGGCACTATCGTTTCCGATCAACCCTGCGAACCCCACACTTTTCCCATATTTGTCTAACATTGCCCGGAATTTCGAACAATGGTCGACAGATAGCATCGTTTTCCATTACAAGCCTATGACAAGCATGTCCACATCCACACCTGGACTTGGCAGCGTCACAATGGCTACTCAGTATGATGTCTTTGACGATGTTTTTGACGAACGTAGACAGATGTTGGCAACATTGAATGCAGAATCGAGTGCTCCAGTGAATGCCTTATCACATGTCGTGCGGACTGTCAAAGATCGTTCGCAATTTCACATCCTGAAGGTGCGTGATGCAGGATTTGCTGAAGAACGAAAGCAAATGTATGATCTCGCAACCACCACCGTAGCCGTTGAAGGAGGCTCAGCGGAATTCAATGCAGGAGAGTTATGGATTTCTTACTCAATCAAGTTTTACAAACCTAAGTTTGCAACACCTTATGATGAAGTCCGTATCGAATCCGACTCGAATTACACGGATCTCTATCCTACAGACCATGCGTTGTACTCTTCGAGTTGCACCGCACCGCCTGTAGTGGCACGAGGTCTATTGGTGCCACCTGTCGCATTCACCGCAGATCCCAAGCAGTTAGCTTTCTACTCAGTTGGAAAGTACGAGCTTGAAATCGTCGGAGTTATTCAAGCAGGACAATCTTTCACAAGTTGGACAACCCCAATTAATACTGTGGGCGCTAATATCAAGGTCTTGAATGCAGCATCGGTGGTCAATCCCGGAATGATCAGGTTGATATGTCACATTATTGTCAGTTCTAGCGATGGTGCTGTAGCTGACCAATTGTTGACATTCAACAATCCAGTGATTTCCGGAGGAGGCTTCTCAGCTATCACTCACATTACGCACGTTGACAAAACTGTTTTCAGTTTCACCACCACGTACCCTGTCAACGCCATTGCGTAAAATATCTCCCACGTACTCCCTCTCATTTATTTTGTGTTTGTTTTGTGTCTTAGTATAGCATAGGTTCACCCTTCTATACTTAGCATTTCTCCTCTCCTTTTTATGGCGAAAGCCCGTATCACAGCGTTATTGTGAAATGCTCGGAATCGAGTCAAGTCCTTTTAAGGCAAACCTTTGGCAAAAAATTTGCTCGCGAACACAAGTTCGCAAAGAACCAAAGCAAGGATTCTACCAAGAATCCGGCATCTGCAAATACCCATGATGTCATACCTGCTACCATCGATAGTAGCTTGACAGCTCTGAATATGAGTTCATTAAAGAATGTAACCATTTTGGAGCAATCGTATAATAGGGAATTAGCAAATTTGGATGACAAGAAAAATTCACTGGAGAACAAAGAATACAATATTCGAGTAGAGAGATTGAAAGAAGCCAGGGGAATTTTGTCTAAAGCTCTGCGTGAGCCCGTCTTTCTGGGAGTGAGATTTCCCGGAAAGATTTCGGCTCAAAAAAGAAGGATCGCACAAATGGTGACAAAATCAGATGGAAAAGAAATGTCACATAGACTGTGTGTGGAAGTTCTCACTGCCCTCGTGGACTACAATGTGTATGATGCGAACACGAGGCGTGATTTTCTAGTAGAGCAAAAATTGACACCACAAGATGGGGGTGTGTGTGTCAGATTGAATCCAACTGATGCCAAGCAAATATCTGTTACCTCAGCCAACATGCAATTGTCAAAACTCAAGAAAGAAGAGAAGAAAATCGAGAAGGAACTGATGAATGTGGAATATGATGAAGAGTTCGCGGACATCTTGCCCGAACAAAGCATTGAGACCAAAAATCAGTTTGAACGTCTTGGGGAAATCAAAGTAGAGATGCAAACGTATGAAGCTGAGAAAAAGAGGAAGAAGGAGAAAATTCATTTGTTGGTCAAAGACAAAAGGAAAGTGAAAAAGGAAATACATACACTAATGGTGTCGAGCAAACGACGTGGCAAAGCTCTGGAGAGAAGCCTTCAAGAAGAAGAAACTGTGGATGCTCCAGCGCCACGCAGGTGGAAGAAAAAGAAGCCTGAGTTTGTGTATTTGCCTAATAGGGTGACCCAATATTTCGTTCCAACCATGAGAGGATGGTTTGAAGGACGGAATTACCAAGTTGCGGACTCTCATGGTGGCCTTTCAGGAAGGACACCCCGCGCTCACCCTCACCCTGGCCCTAGCGACTCACCTAAGTCAACTGCCGTTCCCATCGATTTTACCCCAACCAGAAAGAATGGGAATCAGAGAAAAGGTGAAAGTAAAACATCAGGCCAAGCATTGATGTTAGCTAGCGCCGCTCGTAGCTGCGAAGATGCACAAGCCCAAACCGACGCAGCAAACGAATCGCGTGAAGAAAGGAAATTAGAGGATGCGCGACAATTGACGATCAGATTTGGGAAAGGGAATGAGAAATCGGGGAAGAATCATGCGAATTTCCTTGATGCTTTGAGCATTGCGGTCAAGCGCCCTACCCCAAAATTTTCTGAAACAGTCGAATATGATTTGGACGAGGACATGAAATTGGTCACTGAAAAACCAAAGAGCTTTTTCGGTAGATATATGCTAGAAGACAACTTCAAAGTGAGTTTTGTCTTGGTTACAATCTTGTTCATCGTATTCGTACATTGCGGCTTGGATGTCAGCATTGTGTCGCTCACGGCAATTCTAGATGTTGTGTTGTTTTTCAAGGTACTATTTATCCCTGCGAAGAAGAAGAGGTACGCGTGCCATGTAGTCAGCACAATGAAGACTTCGAATCCTGAAAGGGACGATGATATTGTAGATCATCGTCGATTCATGGAGAATGGACAGCAATTGTCAGCTTTGGCGGATCCCATCTGCCTCACAGTGACGATAAGTGGTGATGTTGACAGAACCACAAAGTACTACCTATGCAAAAGAACATTAGATGAGCTTTGCAAGGTTGGTCTTAATGACCATGCCGCCGACGTCAAATTGTTGAACTCGCGATTCACTAGATTAGGTAGTGTCAATACACTACCAGGTTTAGATAAAGAACCATCTGATTACTTCATGGCCGTTTTGCATAAGCACGCCAAGCATATGCAAAAGACGCCTATCTTGGAGAAATTCCGGAAATGAAGCTGCCAACACGTAGGGCCCACCTACGTGTATGGCTACCAGTTGGGCGAACTACCTATTCCATCAAAAGGTTATGGATTAAAGCGTGCTACGACCATTCGTGCGCATGCTTCGAAACGTAACCTCAGGATATGCAGCCGCCACATTGGAGAATTAGGTGTGTTTTTTTCTAGACCAGTGGGAGGGATCCCAAAAATAGCATGTAGGATGAGGGACAGGCCAGAATTGTCGTATATACCATTCTACCCTCACGGCGGATTTATTAATCAAATAGATTGCGTTGTTGAGCGGTTTGGAGCTGAACCTTTACCTTCAAAATCTAGTGAAACTAGCAAATTTGTAGCATATGCGTGCAACGTACTCAAAACGTTCTTCGTGCCATTAGACCTATCAGACTTGGTTGATATGGACGAATGGCTAGAAAACACAAACTATAGTGGTAAGCGTAAGCTCACATTGCGAAAGTTACGTGACACGCTTAAGTTCACTGAGAATAAGCACATCGATTCGAAATCCTTCATTAAATTTGAGGGATATGAAAACCCAAAACATCCTAGAGGAATCAATAGTCCAGGAGATGAGTGTAAGAGTTTCCTAGGACCCTTGTGTCACGCAATAGACAAGAAAACATTTAAACAGAGATGTTTTGTCAAGGGCGTGGACCCTCGTGTCTTGCCGCAGATGTTGTTGGATACCTTCGGTGAAAGTGAAGTCTTGGAAACGGACTTTACTTCATTCGAGGGTCATCACCACACTCACTTCAGTGAGGTCATTCAATTTTGGATGATGCACATGGTTCGTAGAGTTGCGGACAACAACACCAAGAGAATTATCAGCAGGATGGTCAAGGGGACAAATCGATGTGTTTTCAAAGACATAACTGTGGATATGGATGAATCACTCATGAGTGGTGTCCTGTGGACATCATCTGCAAATGGGGTTTTGAATCTCATGATTATGTCATATCTACAATTGGTTGCGAAATATCCAGATGATGATCCCATCCATCTTTCAGGCAAATTTGACGAGTTCGTTGGGTTTGTTGAAGGAGATGATGGTATCACCAAAGGCTTTCAAGTTAACAACCAATTAGTTTCTGACCTTGGCATAAATTTGAAGTTTAAGTCGGGTCGGAACTTCGGTGATGTCTCTTTCTGTGGGAAAACATGTGATCCAACTAGTGGCAAATTGGTAATCATCACGAACCCACTGAAAGCCATTGTGAAATTTTCCACTGTAGATTATAAGTATGCATGTTCTCGTGATTCAAAACAAAGCGCCTTAACTCGCAATAAAGCGCTTTCAATGTATTACGCATACAAAGACATGCCAATATTGGGGGTGTTCGCAAAACGATTCTTAGATTTGACCAGATCGATCGATTCGCGTGGACTTATGTCTGAGACAGGGTATCAACGCGTGTGGGTTGAGAAGGCAATGAAAGAAAAGATATGGCACCAGAACCCCAATATTGAGATGTCGACGCGGTTAAGCGTTCAAAAACATTTTGACGTCTCTGTACATGCTCAACTCGAAATTGAACGACAAATTTTAGATTCTGTTGGTTCGGTTTACATCGATTCAAAATTTGTCGTCAATAATGCACAGTATCGACATTGTGAGCTGTACCAGTCCATTATTGAACCCACGTTCGTACAACATTATTCTCTGGGGCCCTTCATACCAGAAATAATGAGCACAAATGATGATAATGGATTGCGTGGCGCCAAGAAAAAGTACGTTTTGGGACCTAATGAGAGCAGGTTCCCGTGTGCACGCAATTGGTTTCCTGGCCTGCAATATTCATTTCTCACAGATCCATGCAAACCACCTCTCGATCTTCATGACTAAATACTCACTTCATCCAGTGGGGGCGTCGCCTTTT